ACCGCTCAAGCAGGTCGTATCGGTTGAGTACTGGGATGACTATGACTGGGATCGGCACCATGTTGACAGCTCCTTCATTACAGGCTTCCAATGTTCCTCAAAGACGGTATCGGCTCCGTACCCTAGGGCATGGGTGATCGCGTCCTGAGACACGCCTCTAGGCGCGTTGTAGGCGTTCTGGAGTGCGTTCACGATGTCAGGCACAGACGGTGTGAAGAACCATGACTTCTGTGCCGCATCCCACCACGGCTGACCTTCAACCGTCCATCCGTCGCCAACCAGTTCAGGTTGCGCGGTGAAGTTGGAGACAATCACTCGACACCCGCAAGCCTGCGCTTCTATCACAGGAATACCGAAACCTTCACCCATTGAGCAAGCCAACAGAACATCGGATGCGGTGTACATCGCAGCCATCATCTGTTGCGGTAAGCCGTGACGGTACGCATACTGGTCAACAACTTTGTATCTGTCCGGTGCGATCCCAACAGCGTCAAGCAAAGTTGGCAAACTAATCCCAGACATCGCACCATCAGGTTCGGTGTACAGATACAGCACCGCATCAGGTTTATCTTTGGCAAAGATTGAGAACGCAAGAATGTTCTCAGCCCACGCCTTGCGTGCTGGTTGTGAACCTTTATTTGTGGCGACCATGCTGACAACGAATCTGTCTTCTTCCCATCCCATGAACTCTCGGCCAGTCATCTCCTTACCGTTCGTCAACTTCACAGACTTCGTCGGTTGGAACACAGATTCGATTGCGTGCGGAACATAAAGATGCTCAATACCTGCGATGTCCATCATCCGTGAACCAAACTTTGACATGGCGATCGGTCGCACGTTGTCGCGTGCTAACCATTGCAACACATCTGGTGGTGCTGGCTGATGATCAATAGGAACCCACGATGCAATGTTCTTCAAAGTTTTTAACGACTCCGACTTCAACACCCAGGTGTCGAACAATGTCATCAACAAGATCGGAGTCGAGAGATCTTGGTTCGCCCATTCCATTGTGTGTGCGACCACGACATCATCTGAATATGTTGCGAGTCCTTGCGGATAGATCTTGAATCCATTCCATGTTGATGCCGAACCTGCAAGTCCGTACATCGCATGGACTGCTACTTTGTGATCTTCTTTCGCGAGCCTTTGGATGACTTGCGCGGTTTGCTGACCGTATCCGGTTGCAGCCCAAGGTGCGTTGCTATACCAGAGGATTCTGAGTCGGTCGGGATTGGCAGGTCGGACACTTCCAACAAGTGCGCTACGCCCGCTCGGATTAGCCGTTCCGCCAAGGCTCCTTCCATCTCGATTGGAACGCCTTGCACGATTACCGTAGTCCACATGATCCTCCAAGTTTAGTGCGGGAATAGAGAAAGCCTCGGCAAGTCCTGCACGACCTTACCGAGGCTTAATCCTAGTCACAGTCCTTGCGGACTGTCATGTCTTGTTATCAGTGTTACTTCCTAATTATCAGGATGCTCCACCGATGAAGTGTTTAACATGTGATGTTTGTGGCAAGTTACCGTCAACTCGCATTGTGGCGCGGAAGGTGACAAGACCAGCACTGAATGCGAAGTCATCGCTTCGATCCAATTTGATTCCGCCAACTTGGCGAACATAGTACGAAGGAAGGTGTCCGAAGATTACCGACTTCGCGCTAGTTGCTGCGTCAACAACTGCTGGATTCTCGAACACAGGGTACCCGAGAAGCAGATCGTTTGTATCTGCGCTGAGTGCTGGTTGGAACACATAGTTGCCTGCTGTGTCCTTCAGTTTGCGCATCGCACCGATTGACTTTGAGTTCATCTGGAAGCCTGAACCTGGAAGACGACGACCGGCTGTGTCTACCGAGTAGACCAAGTCAATCAAGTTGTCTGCCGTGAACGCACCCGAAGTTGCGGTTGCGCCAGTTACACCAAGAGATGATGCTGCGACGATACCTTTCGGTTGTGACGATCCTGATCCAACTGTCAACGATGAGTTGACACGGAATCCGAGTTCGTTACCGACTTGGCTTGCCAAGAATGACAAGATGTCGACACCGCTGTCTTCGATCAACTCTGTTGAGAGCTGTACAAGGAATGAGAACTTGAACGCGCCCAATGTGATGAACGAGTTGAAGATCGGATCGGATTCTGAGATTGCTGTGCCTTCGCCAACGATTGCCGCTGTCGAGTATTGAGCAAGTGATGGAATCTGAAGGTTCTCACCTGACGCTGTGTTCAAGATCGTTGAAGTTGAAAGCATCGGACCGACAGTACGAGCAAGCATGATGACCTGATCGTAGAAAGATGTTGGTACTGGTGCGCCTGCTGATGTCTTGACAACGTCACGCTTTTCAAACGCATACGAACGAAGTTCGCCTTTTGCCATTGAGCGGATGATCTCGCCATCTGTGCGAACACTGCGTGGAGCATCAGCGACAGGACGAACCTGGTCTGCGATCTCGCGTGTTGCTGCTTCAAGACGAAGTTCACGGGCCTCATCGGCGCGGAGCTTCTCGATTGTTACTTGACGATCTTCAAGTTCTTTGCTGATCTTCTCGTATGTCTGTGTTTCTTCTGCTGACAGATCACGCTTCTCAGCGGTTGCAACATCAAGAATCTTCTTTGCTGCTTCCCACGCTGTTGCGCGTTGTGCCATTTGTTGTTCAATAAATTGTTTCATGATTTCTCCATGATTGGTTGAGTTGGTGGTGCGCAGGAAGTTGTCTTCCGATCGTAGCGGGACGCTTACCAATCTCTAGCCGTAGCGGAACGCTTACCGGCAGAACTAACTATACGTGATGGCTAGAAGTTTTTCAACAGTTCAAGATGTTTGTTCATCAAGTTTATTGACGAAGGAACTTTGGCTGGTTCGGCTCGAAGTTTGCCCACAGCATTCGACAACAGATCAGCCGACTCATCAGACAAAGTGCCACCAGCTTCAAGCATTGTGATTGCTTCGGCAAGTTTGTCGGCATCAACACCTGTGCGTTCGGCAAGAACATCCAACGAACGGACACTGGCTGAAGTAGCCGTGTAAGCAGGGAAGCCAGTCACAACCGACACCTCATGCAAACGGACTTGACGCAGTTCACGACTCATCCCATCATCCGACCATTTGTCTCCACCAGACGGAACGGAGAAGCCGAACGACATCGAGTCAACATCGCCACGCTTCATCAACACACTCAGGTCACGGCCAACAGTTGTGTCAGGAAGATCGGCTTCAACTTTCAAACCTTTTGAATCTTCTTGCAATCGCAAAGTCTTCGACCTAGTTGAAGCGAGCAACATTGATGAATCATGATTCATGTACATCTTGATTGGCATTCGACTTTTCAAAGATTTCTTGAACGCACCTTTTGCGATTCGCTCGATGAATGGCAACGGTTCAGAATCAGAATCAAAGACTGCTGCATAACCTGTGAATGACATTCCGTCACCTGTTGGACCTTGACGTAGTTCAAAGTCGTTGATCTGAATGCGGCGTGTCTCTAATGATTCGCTCATGCCGTCAATCATAACAACATCCACAGGTGCAGTTCTAGAAGATCGCGGATGATCTTTTGGAAGCAGATCGTTGTCGGTGATGTAGGCAGGATTCTCTGGACGGCCGTTACGAAGAAGATACAAGTATGCGTTCACCCGCGCATACGCCCACTGGTTACGACTAACACCTGGACGATGCGAAGTCGAGTACGCACCGGCACCACGACGAAACACTGTGCGCAACATGCCGACAGTTGCCCGCTTCCAAGACGGATCAGCACCATCAAGTTTGTCGTTGTGTTCAACAACTTTATTTTTCAAACCATCTTCGATTGCTTGTGTCAATTCGATTGTCGCAGAACCAGCAGGAGCCTTTGCGGAACCTTTCGGATTCTTATCTGAACCTGTGATCTGATCTTTCGGCGGAGCTGGTGCGCGTTCGGCTCCCATGTGTTTAGTTTTGATGTGTTCGGCATTCCGTTCATAGAAGTCCCTTGCCGGCTGCGGATTCAGCGGATTGATTCCCCACAGATAATG